GTGCTCCTTTGATTACAAAACAAAACCATATCCTTTTCGTAAAAAATCTCAAGCATGATATCCACTACTACCCTCCTTATTTGACAACCAGTAAGTAGGCTGACAGTCTTTAGTTTCAACCTTGATGAGGTAGCAGACTGATGGTCGATATAAAAGCAAAAGATATTAAATTAGTACCTATTGAAAAACTCACACCAGACCCAAAGAACGAGAACACTCATTCAGAAAAACAATTAGAAGTTTTAGCAAAAATCATTAAGGCAAATGGTTTTCGTGAACCTCTTATTATCTCCAATAGATCCGGCTATATTATTTCCGGCAATGGTCGTTATGAATCTGCTCGCATAATCGGTATGGAAGAGCTTCCTGTAATTTACCAGGACTTTGAAAATGAGGCAGAAGAAACTCGTCATCGTTTGGCCTCGAATGAAATTGCAAGACATGCTGTTCTTGATGAAGATAAAATGATTGTCAACTTAAAAGACCTTGATATTGATCTTGATGGTTTGGATTTTGAAGAGTTGGGGTTGATTGATTTTGAATTAAACATTTCAGAAGATGAAAAAGACGATCCTGAATTTCCCGACGATGATATTCTCCCAGAAACAGAAAAACAAAAAGCAATTATAAGCGATACTGAAATGCTTATCAATGGCGACTCATTAGAAGAACTAAAAAAGATTCCATCCAATAGCATTGCAAGTATTGTTTCTGACCCCCCTTATGGTTTAGAATTTATGGGCAAAGATTGGGATAAAACTCTCCCTCCTGTTGGCATATGGCAAGAGTGTATTAGGGTTTTAAAACCTGGTGGTTATCTTGTTGCTGCGTCTGCATCCAGAACTTATCATCGTCTTGCGGTTCAACTAGAAGATTTAGGATTAATTTGCCATCCCATGATTGGTTGGATCTATGGTAGTGGTTTTCCAAAGGCGACTGATTTGAGTAAGCAGTTTGATAAGCAAGCCGGTGTTGATCGGGAAGTTGTTGGGAAAAGAACTAGTCAGGGTGGAAGAAGTGGAAACGCTAATGCACTAGGTGAATGTATTAATGGTATGAATAAAGAGATTAATGTCACTACCCCCTCAACCGACCTCGCCAAAAAATGGGATGGTTACAAATACGGTCTGCAAGCTCTGAAACCTGCACTTGAGCCAATTGCAGTATTTCAAAAACCAATAGAGTTCAAACGAATGACTGACAATATAAAAGAGCATGGTGTTGGGGCTTTTAATATTGATGCTTGTAGGGTTGATATCTCAGGGAAAGATTTTGAAACGAACAGCAAAAAGGCCAGTAAGAGATTTATTGGCGTTAAGCCATTTGGTGAAACAGATGGAAAGGGTTCGGCGTTAAAGCCAAACTCACAAGGTCGCCACCCCGCAAACCTACTCCATGATGGGAGTGAAGTTATTGAGGAAACTTTTTTAGAGCAGGGTGGAATAAGACCAGGATCACACGATCAAACGTTACTTACAAATAAACCCAAGTTTAAAAGCAAGTATTCGCATATGGAACAAGATAAAACCGGGATAGGGTTTAATGGCAAGAACGACACCGGCACCGCTTCCCGCTTTTTTAATTCCCTCCCAATAACAGAATTAGATGCTCCTTTTTTATATCAAGCAAAGGCGAGTAAAGCTGAGAGGAATGAGGGGTTAGAGGGGATGGAAGAGAAGGAGTCTCCATTGCTTGCAAGGCAGACAACCAAAGAAGGTAAAGAGCATGAGTTTGGTGGGTTTAAAGCGAAAAACCAAAATTTCCACCCAACAGTGAAACCAGTCAAACTTATGGAATGGCTAATTAAACTAGTCACCCCAAATGGCGAAACAACCCTAGATCCTTTTATGGGTTCCGGCACTACAGGCGTCGCTGCTCGCATGAATGGCTTTGGTTTTATCGGCATTGAAAGAGAACCTGAGTTTTTCAATATTGCATCAGCTCGCATTAAAAATGAGAACATGCTACAATCTAAACAAGAAACTTTATCGAGGTCATGCTGAGTAAAGTCGTAAAAATAAATAAAAAGGGCTTCTAATGGGCAGAAAAGCAGCAGAAATTGATTTTAACATAGTTGATACTGCTCTATTTTATGGAGCAACATTGAATCAATTAGTATTCCTTTTATCTAAAAAAGGAACTGACGTTTCTATCAAAACAATCCAACGAATTATTGAAAGAGAAAAAGGTATGACCTTTGGTGAATACAGAGAATATCATCGTGGTGGTGCAAAATTTAAGTTATTTCAAAAACAATTTGAAGTAGCAATGTCCGGCAACCCTTCAATGCTTATATGGCTCGGGAAACAAATGCTTAACCAAACAGACAGGAACGAATTAAATCTCGATGCTGGTAAAATAGAAATTACTATAAGTGACAACGAATCCAGACTTTAAAAATACAAAGACGCAAGACGATGCAGTAAATAAAATTGTTCATTCTCTTGCAACTGATTTTTGCCTCTACGGATCTTCAAGATCGGGCAAGTCCTTTCTTATTATGAAAGCAATTCTTATCCGAGCATCCAAAGTCTTATCAGATCACATTATCGTTAGAGAAACTTTTAGTGCTGCAAAGATTTCTATTTGGCAAAAAACCCTTCCTGATGTTTTAAGGATTGCCTTTCCTAATTTAAAGCACTCAATGAATAAATCTGATTATGTTTGCACTCTTGCAAATGGATCAACTGTTAAGATCGCAGGACTAGATGATGATAAAAGAATCGAGAGGCTTTTGGGAACTGAGTATAGCACCCTATGGATTAATGAATCTAACCAAGTTCCTTATGCTGGTGTTAACAAATTAAAGACTCGTCTTGCACAAAAAAACAGTCTCAAAAAAATGGTGTTCTATGATCTTAACCCAACTAAAACAAGCTCATGGGTTTATCAATTATTTGAGCAGAAGATTGATCCGCAGGATGGTGAATCACTAGATAATCCAGAAGATTTTGAATCATTCCAAATGAATATACAAGGTAACCTTGAAAACGTTGATGAGAATTATCTCAAAATGCTATCAAAGCTACCAGAAAAAGAACGATTAAGATTTTTATTAGGAGAGTTTGATAGTGAAAATTCAGGTGCTGCAGTCTATGCCTTTAGTCGAGATGATCATGTAAGTGAAGATGCAGATAAACTTGATGGGACAGATTGGGTGGGCAGCGACTTTAATTTCATGTTTAACTCTGATGTATTGGTAAGCCAACATGCTCATGGGATCCATGTCTGGAATGAAATACAAATAGAAGGTGATACTTTTAAAAAATGTGATGAATTAAAAAAGAAAGGTGTAGAGGGAGCTAGTGTAATTTCTGACGCAACCGGGAAGGCACGCAGAACATCAGGCATTTCAGATCATGCCATACTAAAAGAGGCAGGTTTTAATGTTGTTCAAACTCATAACCCTGCTGTGATTGATAAAATTGCAAATTTAAATAGATGCTTTACAATGGGATTGATAAAAATTCATCCACGATGCAAAAAACTGATAAGGGATTTAATTCAATTAGTGTGGGATAAGCACGGCCAGTTAGATCAAAAGACTGATGCTTCATTGAGTCATTTAGTAGACGGCCTTGCATATCTTATGTGGAAGCTCTATCCTTTAATTAAAAAGAAACGTGGATCAGCAAGATTATATTGAGGTACTAAAATGGAACTAAAACAACATATCCCTGCAATTTTAAAATACATAGAGTCTAAAGGTGAATATCTTGAGACTTCTAAAGAGTTCTTTGAGGTGCTGGACATACTCTCCAAGTTAGAAGAGGCATTGAGGGTGCAGATACTGTCTGACGCTGCTTTTAAATCTGCTGTTCAACGGATACCGCCTATTAATATCATGAAGCGGATTGCAACCAAGCTCACCCAAATTTATACAAACAACCCCATCAGGACAGCGACAATAGAGGGTGAAGAGAATGAGGCATCTCAAGAGGTAGTTGATTATTATATTGAGAAGTTTGATCTTGATACTAAATTTAATGATGTTGATTTCTTTGGCAATAGCATCCGGTACTCTTCAGTAGAGCCATATGTTGATAAGAATAACATACCTAAATTAAGAGTTATTCCATCTCACCAGTTTCTAGTCTGGTCCAGTGATGCTATTGAACCTAATATTCCTGATGTATTTATCAAACCTATGGGCGAAGTAGACAAGAATGGAATTAAAAAAGCAGTCTACTGGATCTACTCAGATGCCGAGTATCTAGTAATTGACTCCGATGGCGATATTCGAGAAGATAATGAAAACGTATATGGGATTATTCCTCAAACTTATTTCAATGATTCATCCTACCTAATTATGCCCTACCATGAAATTGATCTGTTCAAGATGTCCTTACTAATTCCATTGCTCTATACAGATATGAACGATGCCGTCCGATATATGGCGTATTCCATTATCTATACTATTGATGCTGATAGCTCAAATTTTGAACGTAATCCAAATGTTATTGTTGATATGAAATCAGATGACGTTAATAAAGCACCTTCTATTGGAACACTCGAGCCAAAGGTTGATATTCCAAATGTTATTGAGCTTATTAAAACTCAAATGAATGATTGGCTTGAAACTAAGGGATTAAAAGCATCTGGTGGGACAGCAGACGTTGCCGGCAATGCCAGTGGTATCTCACTTATGATTCAAGAAATCGATGTTACTCAAAGAATTAAAGAGAGGATGGTAAAATTCACCGCCTTCGAGGCAGATTTCTGGGAGCGCATGATTCTTGTCCATAATGCTTGGGTGAAAAATGGTACCGTTAAAGACATGCCAATGCTACCTGAAAACATGAGAGTTAAGGTTGAGTTTGAAATTCCTAAACCAATTGAAGAAGAAGCCGATAGACTTGAGCGTGCAATTCTTGCAAAGAAAGAAGGGCTTGCAACGATAAAAGATGCGCTTAAAATCTGGAAACCCAAGATGACCGATGAAGAATTAGATGCAAAAGAATTAGAACTCGATATGATTAGAGAGGTAGTCTTTAATGGCAAACAAGAACTGGACGAAGACGACGATCAAGCTGAGTGATTCTTATTCAGCATCAGAGCGCAGGGCAATAGCCCAGGACTTCGTTGATTACATTGTTGATCGCACTCGCAAAGGTCATGGTAAGGGTGATAAGCCATGGAAGGGTAAGGCAGGAGAATACTCCAAGAGCTATCGTGATTCATTCGAGTTTAAATCCAAAACCAGTAAAGGGAAAGTCACTCTTGAATTATTTGGTGACATGTTATCGTCCATAGAGAAACTTTCCAGCGGTGCCAGCGAGGTTGCAGTTGGAATAAAACAAGGTGATGAAGATTACAGCAAAGCAGAGGGCAACATCCGTGGCACCTATGGACAGAAAACTCCTATCAAAGGGAAGGCACGACCATTCATGGACTTGTCAAAGGGTGAAATAACTAAAATACTTAAACCATATAAAAGTAAAAAAACAACAGAAGAAAGAGTGGCTGCATTTAAGGCAGCTGCATTATTGGCAAAGGAACTAAGTGGAAGCTAAAGACTTTAATCGTAAAATGGAAGCAGCGATTGAAAAAGCTACTGAGAAGATGAAAACTCGTAAGGTTTCTTTACCTATTTTTACTCGTCTCATGCTCCTCATTCGTAAGCGTACCCGTATGGGTTGGGGCTGCAGTAAGTGGGGCGGTAAACGTGAAAAGTTAAAGAAATTATCTGAATCATATGTTAAGCATCGTAAAAAGTGGGGAGTAAATCTTTCCGTAGCTGATATAAGTAAGTCAAACCTAACTAGAACAGGCAAGATGCTTGACGCTTTTAGAGCGTTTTTTATCTCTGATGGAAAATTCTATTTAGGATTTACTGAAAACAGAGAAGATGGATTATCAAATGAGTTCCTCGCAAGTTGGCATGAGAATGGTGAGGGCAAGCTTCCTAAACGTCCATTTATCAATCCCTCCGACAAGGAAGTCAAAATTTTTAAGCAGGATATTCAAAAGAATGTCAAGAAACAAATCATAAAAGAGCTGAAAAAGCTTAAATAATATTGACACGAATAACTAGGAGCGTTTACAATGAACATGAAGACCGTTATTGCTGATGGCAAGAAAGTCGACACACCCGATCAAAATCTTGATGAGACCACGGGTGAAGAAAAAAAGCAAACCGTAAAGTATGAAACCTATGATCGAGCAATGCAGCGTGGAAGTAAATTCGAGGCTGAATTAAAAGAGACTAGGGAAAAACTCGCAACCTTTGAAAAAGCAGAAGCAGACAAAGCAGAACAGTTACTAGAAGAGCAAGGCAAATTCAGTGAACGGTTAGAGTTGGAGCAGAGAAAGCGGAAAGAGGTAGA